GACTTCCTCGCTCCTCATCAAAGTACGGGCATCATCCTCAGCTTGCCATTTGTCATCCTCGGCTACCATCTCTGGTCCGTATTTAGGCATTGCTTATCCTCTATGTTTGAGCTTCCATCGAAGGATACTTCAATTTTCCAGGTTCCCGCGGCTCAGTATTATTAGTACGACCGCCCAGAACAGTGGTATCATCTGCGATGGCTTTTCCTATTGTTACAAACACTTCAGCAAGATCGGGATCATTGCTGAAACCAATTGCGTCAATCTTTTCTTTAAACTTCTGACCGGAAAACTTGGCATAGGCACGATCCATAAGAGCAAGGTTTTCATCGAACTTAGGCCCCCAAGATTTCTTAAGGGCTGCGATGTCTGTCTCTTTCTTCTGGGTCTGGGCCAATTGAAGTTTATTAACACGGTCAGTAAAACCTTCACCATAGGCTTTGTAAAGTCCAGCCGCCTGTTCATTGGTAAGGTTAAGGTCAAGGGCTGTTTTCCTGAACCAACCTTCCATGGTCGGATCGTACATAGATTCCGAACCCTTAGGCGGGGTAAAAGTTTCAAACTTGTAATCCTCCGGTTTGTCAGGCCGGCCAAGGGCTTTGTAATAAGCCGCTTTTTCCGCATCGGTGGCATTCTCTTTTGGCTTTGGAATGTAATCGCTCGCCATCTTCCCTTCGAGTTCCTTGACTTTACCCTCATGAGTCTTGACCAATGCTTCGTGATCTTTAAGCTTGGAATCATATTCCTTAATCTTCCCGTTGACATCGAGATAGGATTTGCCAAGATCACCAATAGTCTTCATTGAGGTAAAAGCTTCATTCGCCTTCAGGTCATCCGGAAGCTGCGCAGTCCACGCCGGAGGTGCACCCTGATTTCCGCTTGCGCCATCATTCAGGTTTTGAGTCCCATCATTTTCTGGCATTGTAAATCTCCTTTCAAATTTTGTTGCAGAATAAAAAAGGCTCAACCAGCATTTCTGCCAATTGAGCCTAGATTTTCCTCTACAGCTTGTTTAATAAACTATTTTACTTTTTTCGCTTTCTTCGTCTTCTGTTTCTTGTTACCTTTTATCTTTCCATACTTATCTGACTGCTTCATCTAATCCTCCTTTTGTTAAAGTTAAAAATCAGTTGAATATAAAATACCACATACCCGTATAATTTGTCAAATAAATTCTACTGACTGAGCAATTTCTTCACATCATCGGGCTTCTTAACCCGGTTGTCGCGTACCTGAACGAAGTTGCCACCGCTGAACACGAAAATAAATTCACCAAAGAAGTTCTTATCAACGCCAAGCTTTTGGAAGATACGCATCATAATTTCATAATCACTTGGATTCATTTTTGCCCATGCCTTTATGAATTTTACCACAACGCCTACATTGCACTTGCCAATCTTTATCAGTCCACACACGCAGTTCCATTTCCTGCCCACAGCGGCACTTTAAAATGAACACAACGTACTTATGTGGAAGTTTAGTTGTTTTCTTCATGGTTACCTCACCTCAATGCTTCGTCTGTAATGTCTGCACAACATGTTCAATGTTGGCCCGCTTATAGTCGAAATTGCAATCAGGCACATAATTTTTCGGCACATCGCCCTCAAACGCACGAAACACAAATACCCGCCATCTGGACAACTGCTTTAGGGCATCTGGATTCATGGTAAGTTCCTCAGCCGTGGTAATCGTCCGGTATTCGGATCTCATATAGGGACGGAATTCTTTGATGTAGATTACCTTCTTGTTGTCGGCTATTTCATAGAATCCCGCAGGGGGCAGAGGAACCCGATCTTCCGTGGAAAAAAACATCAGGTAGAAACGACCGGGATCAAGGCGAAGGCCATCAATAAAGGGGCAACCTTTTACATTCAGAATTCTTACTCCGCGGGGAGATGTGGTAAGGGGTAAATTTGCCACTGGAGATAATATATCAGACATGGCTATCTCCTTTCACTCAGCAAGCTTAATATTTACGGTATTAAGAGTAGTAATTTCTGCCGCATCCACCGCATCAGCCAACTCATTGACATCCGCCAATACCGTCTTCAGTTGTTTTACATTGCCAGTAAACTCCATCGCATTAATCAATTCTTTGATCATAATTCTCTGCTTCTCGTTGTCCAATACCATAAATCTCTCCTTTCGTGGTAGTAATTTCATTTACTTCTTCCGGTTTCTCAAGCACTTCTTCCGCTATCAAAACCAACAACTGTGCCATTTGCACCAGTACATACAACTGCCTGTCTCTTGAATTTATGATTGGCTCTTTCGGTGCATGAATTTTCATATCTTCAAGTAACTTATAAATTTCCGGCTTCATTTTATTTTTCTCCCCTTTACTTTTCTCCCTTTTCTTTTTTCTCTTCCCACTTTCCATCAGACACCCACTTGTCCAGCCAAGCCTTTGCATCCTCTTCCGTATCAGACTCGCCCAGCGTATGAACAATACCAAGAATTATAGCATAGGGTTTATAGGTTGTCTTTTCTCCACTTTCATCTTTAGTAATTCCGACTTTCGTTACAAAATCCTGATTAAAATAATTCGTGCTGTGCCAAATCATGGTGTTCTCCTTTTAATGGTATAAGTCCCCGTCCCACTATGGAGGTCAAAATGAAGCTAGCAGGACGGGGGTTAAATGTTAAATTAACGGAATATAATGAATATTCCCGTCAGGCCCCAACACATTAATATGATAAGCGGAAGTCAGGCCGCTCAATGCCGTGGCACCACTAGCACACGCTCCCGAAGCCGAACCGAAACCGAATGCCGCATCCCATGTGCCGGCAACCGGATTAGGAATGTGGAAAGCAACCGCCTTGCCCGTATGGGTTCCCGCAAGAGTGTTTGAGGTAGCTAAATAAGCTGCCAATACACCATTGATCACACCACCGCTCGGACAATCAGCCATTGCCTGATGTCCCGCCGCTATATTCACATGCGCGCCGGAAACCATTTCGATATAGGACCATTCGCCCGCTATGAAGGCCGTATTTCCACTTTCATCCGCCGTTACTTTTATATGGCCTTCATGTCCGAAGATAGATACATTTCCCGGATGAGCGACGGTTAAGAGCATACGGTCCTCAGTACAACGGTAAGAATTGCCAACCGTCAGCGCCTTGCCATTATCATCACAGCAAACCCTTAATACGAAAGTCCTTGCTGAACTCAAAGGCATGCCACCTTCCCCGGCTAATAAGGATGCAAACTCACCAATCTGTATCTGACCCCTATACCGCGCTTCATACACTAAATTTCCACCTTTGTTTCTGTACTGCATAATCAAATCCTCCTTTAAACTGGTTAAATATTATCTTCACCTTACGATGAAGGGAACACCAGACTACTCCGCTTCGGTGCCTTGTTTATTGTTTTGCTGCTGGTATCCAACTCTCGCCATAGTCATGTAGTCTTTAATAATCTTGCTGAAGTTTTCCTCCCGCAGTATGCCTATTTTATTGAGAAGGACGCGACCATAATTCGCCAACACAACATCCTCTTCGTTTGCGATGCTATCAAAAATCTTTAATTCAATCAACATATCTTCGAGAACTCTAAAGCCATGGGGAGAATTGAAAGTCTGAAAGTAGTCCTCACGGCGCTTAATATCACCCGGGTCGTCTTCGGGATTGCGGTCGACCAGCATGGATTTCAATTCTTTATATTGGGAGGTTATCTCACTCATTTATTGCATACCTCCCGGCATTCCACCCTGACCCGGCATACCGCCACCCTGAGGAATCATACTTCCAGCGGTCTTGGCCATTTGAGAAAGTCCGGCCGCATTTTGTATTAACTTTTCCTGTTGCTCTTCTTTCTTTTGCTGAGCCATCTGTTCAGCACGGTCTTTACGCACCTTCATGATCTCATCGACAGTGCGGATACCCTTGGCTGGCCAACCGGAAACATTAAGTACTTCGAGTGCAGTAGCAGTAGGATCAACCACATCAGCTGATTCGGGGAATATTTTCCATAAGTTTTCAAGCATTGCTGTACCTTGAATAACTCCCTGAGCTTTAGCCCATCTACGTTGAGCTGTTGCCAGCGCCCCGTTGTATTGTATGGGGATTTCTAAACCACTGGCATATTCCTGAAGAATCGGAGGAATGTCCGGCATGCGGCCGGCATCGGTTTCGATAATATCAGTTGTAGAAATTACTTGGCTGAGGAAATCAGATTCCATGCGTTCGAGTACCGGCATCATGATAGAAGCCTTCTCACCCATCATTTCAAGAACCTGGGGAACAGATAACTGGGAACCCTCCATGGCCGCCTTCCACAGCATGGTAAAGAAAGGAGTCATAAAGTGATTCTCGATTATTTTTGTTATGCGATCTTCGCCATCCGTACCCGCACCAATCTGGATACCCTGCTGGATGGGTTTAATCATTTCTTCTTGACTGCGACCGGCACTATAGTAGTTGACACCGCGAGGATTAAGTTTGAGGCGGTTGCGAAATTTCTCGTGAACCAACATGGCCGGTTCGACCATTTTCTGACGAGCAAGCAACATGGTTTTCCCCATAACATTCAGCCGGAATATATCGACGATTGCATCCATAGCTGGAGAGCGGCCGTAGAGCTCTTCTGAATTCATCGACCAGCGCCAGGTGATGAATGGGTCAAATCTGTAGCCGGAGCGTTTTAGGACAAATAACGATGCACCGCCAGATGATGGAGACTGGGCGGAACTGATCGAAGTATTGCCACCCTGAATATACATGGATACCCAAGGCATATTGTTGGTGCCAAGTTTGGGCTGATATCGGCCGTCTTTGCCAAAGTACATCTCAATGTCGTCGCGGGGAAATACTGCATGGATGAAATTGTAAAGGGAGTTGGGAGCATTCTCAACTGCATTCTTTAAGCCAGGATCCATTTTAGAGACTTCAAACATCTGACCGGCTTCCCTGGCAGTCATGGAGAATTTCCGGAACATCGTATCCACTTCTCCATAGCGATTCTTGCCTATATAGCATTCACCGGGATTCATACAGAGAAAGTTTATTTTCTGCTTGGTAAGATATTCTTCAGTAAACATGTGGGCGGTGCCTATAGAAGAAGCATCAGCAATCATCATGTTGGCCTCGGAATAGAAGTTAGAACGATTGAGCGCCGCATAGGTCTGATCTTCTTTTTCTTCCAGCCATACCTTCACATCAGGAATCTGGTCAAGGCGGCCGGAGTATTTACGCATCGGGGATGTGCGGGGAAAGTGAATTACATTGGGAATGATTTCTGTAAACCACCGCTGACTCTGGGCGATTACATTTCCTTGTATGCCGGTAACCAGCATTTTCCATGCGGAAACGGGAGAGCCATCATAGACGAGAGTATTGGCCTTCTGGCCCTTCTGCTTATTTTGTAGGAAATTAAAACGGTTGAAAGCTAAATAATCTATTATATCCTGCCACAAGGGTTCATAGTCTTGGCGAATAGATTCTAAGTCAGCTTGCCAAGATTGGATAATTTTTATAGCTTCTGTATCAGGAGCCTTCCAACAAGCATTTAATGTCGTTGCCATAATCAATCCCCCTTGAGCTGGCTGCTACTTGCAAGTAGATCAATTTCTATCAACCCATCATTATCTGCATTTTTAATTCGTAAAACTTTATTTTCCGTAGCAACAATAACATAGTCATGGTAGAGACACATGGAAACTATTTTTTCACCATCCACACTTTCGTAAATACAGGTAAATCCTGATCTGATCATATAGTCTCTCCTATTCTGCGCCAAGAAGCGTTTTCCGTTTAGTTGTAGGACTAATAGCGCCTCCGGGTCCGGTAAGAATATCAGCTGCGGAACCCTTCTCCTGCTTTAACTTTTCAGCTTCGGATTGAGCAGCGAGGGCTGATGCACGGGCAGCATTAGCATCCTCACCGGCTGTATTGACGGGATCTACGGATGGAATCTTAGGCGAGCCGAAATTCCCCCGCTGATTATTTAAAAGTCGAAATAAACTTTTCATAACGACCTCCATTTTTATTTATGATAACATATTCCCTAAATAGTTGTAAAGTTTTTTCTAATGATTACGTCCCAAAGGATCAAATTCCTTCTCCGGAGGTTCCTCGCGTTCCCTGGTTGCCTGCCTATGATCGAACCACTGGGTATTCTTCAGAGCCAGCCGGTACGCCAATTCGCACGCCTCATCATCCTTTTTTGCCGCAACTAAGGTATCGGGATTATACATCCAGTTTTCAAGCTGATCACTAACAGTTCCCAGATCATCGAAAACAAATAATCCGGCCATTTCATTCTCAGTCCAGAATAAATCATTCAACATGGAGATCCCATTGGTCTTATCTTTGGAAGCGGTTTCCAATGTATAACCATAGGATTCAAATTTAGCTTCGAGTTTTGCAAAGACTGTGGCAGCCTCATCTTCATCATGCGCCTGCTGGTCACCCTTAGACAGCGGATCGATAGTAATAGAGTTGATATACATATGACGGTCGTGTGCGTATTTAATTATCTCATCACCGGCGAAGTTGGGACCGCCATTAAAACTCATCCAGTGAGTGAAATATTTAAAACCCATTGGATCGGTACCCATGAACAACACGGCCCAGGGTTTGGATGGATGGAAATCGATGCTGATATCAAATATCCAGTTAAGGGGAATTTTCTCAATGCGTGGACGAAGGTTACGGCTTCGGTCAAAATTCGGCAGTACAACATTATCCATGTAAGAGGGGCGACCAGAAAGACGCGCCTTCTTCTCATTAGATTTAAGTCCTTTGGCAAACTGGTCGACACCTTCAAGAGTCAAACCACGATGATCGTATTTTATCTGGGGACCACACTTCCCACAAATGGCTACAAAATTTCCAGTTTCCACCCTCTGAAGCCTGAGTATCATCCCCCCGCAGACTAGACATCTTGATACATTGTCCCAGATGTCCCCATCAACCGTAAACACACTGGGATCGGGATTGCCGTTTTCCAATCTGGCTTTAATTACTTCCCTTTGGATCCAAGCCTCTTTCAACATGGTCATAACAAATAGTTCACGGCCGGCACGATCAGTCAATCCACGCATTGCAGCTACCCGGTTTTCACGCTTTGGGGGCTCATCGTAAATGATCAGATCCCATGGCGGACCTTCAAATGTATCGCTCTCTTGGAAGTTGGATGCCACATGAAGTTGAGACTTAGTAACCGGATCTTCCCACAAGAATCTAACCCCCTGATTATTCTTCTTGGTTACCTTGTTGATGTCTCCACGCTGCTTCGGCCACCACTTCATAAGTTCGGGCTCGACAACCTTTTGAATGTGGGCTTCCCAACCTTGGCCAACATAAAGGACAAGCCGGGGATCATCATGGGGAAAAGGGATTTTCTCCCCGCTCCATGGCCACTCGCCAAACATAACACTGTAGCCAATTATAACGCCGATTGTAGTATTGTGATGAATCAAGCCACCCGCGCAATAATTGTGATAAACCGGAACCTCAAAATCGTAAACCTCTTGACAGGGGTCAATAGGAATGATACTCTCTATTCTATTAAAGTCAATGGGAGGTGTATATGAGTCAAAAACGTGTAATTGATGTTGATCAACTTCGGAATTTAATTGAAGTCCAGAAACTTCAGCAATGGAAAGTTTCGGAAATAACTGGCATACCTCGTAAAAAAATGTCGAAATTTTGCCGAAGATACGGGATAAAAACTCAACGCACTGGCCCCAGAAGTGGCGAAGGTCATCCTTGCTGGACTGGTGGAAGAATTTTAATAAAAGGTTATTGGCATGTTTGGATGCCCGATCATCCTTACGCGCATAAAAATCATTACATTGCTGAACACCGCCTTGTAATGGAAAAGAAACTTGGACGTTATCTAACACCTTCAGAGGTTGTCCATCATATAGACGGAAATCATTTAAACAATCACCCTGACAATTTGATGGTTTTTCAGACGAATGCCCATCATCTGAAAACAGAGCTGAAGGGCAAAATTCCGAAATGGACTGATGAAGGGAAGAAGAAGATTTCTCTGGCGAACAAGGGGAAAACGAATTCCGAAAAACATCGTGAAGCTCTTGAACGAACCACCAACCACAACTAGTTAAAATACGATGATCATCGGCAACCTCTACCCACTGGCCATCCAACATCGTAATCCGATAGCACTTATGAAGGCCGTCTTTTTTAAAAGGAGCTGAAGCCCGTGCTATAACTTTCTTCCCACCATCCCATGCAAAAACATCAAATGACTTACCTGCTTCATACAATTTACCTACAGGAATCTTGCCATTAGGTGTATCTATAAGTGTATGATATGTTACGCATTTTCCTTTGCGGTTTGCGCCCGACCCCACAAAT